AAGTGCGGAAATCTGAGCGTAATTAGTGCGAATGTCCTTTGACGGTCTTATTGAAATAGAATTTGTCATAAAAAACACCTCCTATGTTGGTAGTCATATTATATCACAATTATGCTACTTTGTCAATAAGATTATACGCATCAGATAAAAAGTATTCCTCTTTCATCATAAACACTCGTCCCGTGGTCGTTCCCACAACGGATAGCACGGTCAAGAGCCATAATAGTAGCTACCGCTCCGTCAATCTTCTCGGTAGACTTTTCCTTGTCAGCTTTGATGTTTCCGGCAGGGTCGGTGCGAATGTAGATGTTATCCATGTTCCACCGCAGAACCGGGTGACCGCCATGTGCTATCTTCTGTTCAAGAACCAGTTTCATCAGTTCCTTTGTCGGAGGTGACATATCCTTGAAACCCTGTCCGAAAGGCACGACTGTAAATCCCATGCCCTCGAGATTCTGAACCATCTGCACAGCACCCCAGCGGTCGAAAGCTATCTCTCGGATATTGAATCGTTCTCCGAGCTTTTCAATGAACTGTTCGATGAATCCGTAGTGAACCACATTGCCCTCGGTGGTCTGCAAGTAACCTTGTCGTTCCCACACATCATAAGGAACATGGTCGCGGTTTACACGCAGGGTCAGATTATCCTCTGGAATCCAGAAATACGGCAGAATGATGTATTTATCATCTTTGTCAGGCGGTGGGCAACACGATGTTGCGAAGCCGTCCCCCAAGCGCGGCACGGACGCCGCGCCACCAAGGGACGGCGGAAATACAAGAACAAAAGAAGTAATATCTGTTGTAGAAGAAAGGTCAAGCCCGCCGTAGCAGACGCGTCCCTCAAGTTCGTCCTCATCAACGGAGAATGCGCACTTGTCCCATTTCTCCATCGGCATCCAACGAACCGCCTGCTTTACCCACTGGTTCAGACGAAGCTGTCGGAAAGCGTTCTCCTCGCCTGGGTTCTGCTTGGCAGATTCGCAGGCGGCTTTGACCTTGTCAATTCCAACCGTTATATCAAGGCTAGGATTGGCTTTCTTCCACACTTTCGGGTCAGTCCAATCGTCCGATTCATCAGCGCCATAAATCACAGGATAAAAAGTAGGGTCGATTTTCCGACCCTCGATTATATCCTTGGCTTTCTGATGAGTTTCGTAGCAAATGCTGTGAGTGTCCGTTCCAGCGGTGGTTATAAGGAAATACAGCGGTTGCATTCGGGCGTCGCCGGAGCCTTTTGTCATAACATCAAACAGCTTTCGGTTCGGTTGGGTGTGCAGCTCGTCAAACACAACTCCGTGGATATTGAAGCCGTGCTTACTATACGCTTCAGCGGACAACACCTGATAGAACGAGTTCGTTGGTGTGTATATTAGCCGCTTCTGCGATGCTAAAATCTTCACTCGCTTGGAAAGCGCAGGACACATTCGTACCATATCCGCTGCCACATCGAACACGATAGCCGCCTGCTGTCTGTCAGCGGCGCAGCCGTAAACCTCGGCTCGTTCCTCACCGTCACCGCAGGTGAGGAGCAGCGCAACAGCAGCGGCAAGCTCGGATTTGCCCTGCTTTTTCGGTATCTCAATGTATGCCGTATTGAACTGTCGGTAACCGTTCGGCTTCAGCGTTCCGAACAAATCTCGGATTATCTGCTCCTGCCAGTCGATAAGCTCGAATGGCTTTCCCGCCCATGTGCCTTTGGTGTGGCAGAGGTTTTCTATGAACGTTACCGCATAATCAGCGGCTGACTTATCGTACACCGAGGTTTTCAGCTTGAACTTTGTCGGCTTGTATTTTTTCAGCTTTCTTATATCATCACCCCCAGAACGAGGAAAACCGCCCGCAGGCGGCTTTCGCAAGTGTTTAGTTGTATTCGTGTATCAGTATTGCAAGCGCCTTTTCGGCTTCGGGGGTCTGGGGTTTGATGTCCTCGCCCCGGTCGTAGTTGTAAACGACCCTGCCGTTCTGCTTTAACATCAGCTTGGAAATTCTGCCGCCGCTGATTCCGTATTCCTCGCTTGGCTCTTCGTAATGCTTTATCCAGTAGCTTACAGAAACCATTCTGCCGTTGCTGTCCTTAACTCCAATCATACCCTGTGTCCACATATTCTCGTCCTCCGTATTTGTGTATTTTCCTTTCGGTGACTGTATATTAACTCTAAAGCCGCATTATATCAAGCGGTTTTCGGATAATAATGTACACAAATATCAGCGGTCAGAACTGTGTGTTTTATTGTGAATGATACTGATAATCTTTTCCTGCTCGTCAGCAGAAACACCTATGCTTTCTAAGGCCTCCCGTGTGCCGCAGTCGGGGCAGATTTGCGTGTCGGGGTACTTTCTCGAAAGCGCAGGATACCCGCCGTACTGCGCCCCACAGCGGGGACAGGTGCGAAGATTTAAATTGTTGTTTGCTTTCATATTTGCCCCTTTCTGCTGTTCTCCAATGCGGCGAGAAGAATACTCTCATCAAATCCGAAATCCCTATACCCGTCAAGACAGGTTCGTACATAAGAGCCGCTTGGCAACCCCAGCGGTCGCTCCTCGTGCATGATGTACACGAATGCCTTTCTGACCACAGTTTTTCCCGAGAAATATTTCACGGGCAAGTCGAGTTCAGCCTTGTAGTAAAAAGTCGGGAAACCCTCATACACATCAAGCCTTTTCTCATCGGCAGGCTCGACCGACCAGACTGCAACCGGGACTTCCGCCCCAACCTTTGGTTCGATGGTGAGGTAGGCACCTGTTTTACTGCCCTTGAAAAGCAGTCCGTAGTCCTTAATCACCGCAGTCCCCACAGCTTTTGCCGTAGGACACCGCAGCGCCATTTGCCGAATGTTCAAGTTGCTGCCGTAGGCTAAATAATAAAGTTTCATAGTGTTTTCCTTTCCGAAAGGTTCAGTTTCAGAAATCACCTTTCTACCACCAAAAGCCCCACGCTGTGGGGGAGTTGGGGGCAGGAAGCTAACTCCTGCTTACTGCGGCCTGCCGTTGCGGAATGCCGTGTCACCCTCGAGCCGCTTGGTGTAAAGCTCCCTTGCGGTCTTGAATTCATCGCCGATGAACCCGAGCCGTAAAAGCCATGTTCTCATTGCGTACTTGGGGTTTTCGGTCTGCTGAGGATTTGCGCTTGCGGTCTTGACTTGCTTGGCAAGCTGGCTGAGCGCCAAGCAAAGCTGAATGTAGCTTTTCAGTTGACCTGCGTGAAGTCCGTTCTTCTTGTCACCGCAAGGTGCATCGAATTGGAAAAGTCTAAACTCAATCGTTCCCTTTGTAAAGGTTGCGTGCAGGTTCAGCATATGGTAGCGGCTCTCGTTGTAGTGCGCCGACCTGCCGTAATCCGCGTTCTGACTGCCGTACCAGGTGTCCGCAAGCGCCGCCATGGTTTTCGGCTTTTTGCGGTTGAGTTCCACCAGGAAATCCTTGCTGACCGTACGGCAGTAGCGGCTCATGCGGCTTCTGTCGAGGTTCAAGGCGCTTGCTAAAAGGCTTTCGTGGCTTGCCATAATGTTTGCAAGGTTTCGCAAACTTTGCGGTGTGTGCCCCTTGGCTCCAATGTGAATGTGAACTCCGCAGCCCCTTGTTGCGTCGCTTTTCGCGCCTGCTTTTCTCAGTCTGCGAATAAGTTCCTGCAGGGTTTCCATGTCTGCGTAGGTAAGTATCGGGGTGACTAATTCGCACTTTTCGCTGTCCGGTCCGTGAATGCTGACGTCCTTCTGGAACTTCCACTCGCGTCCCTCGCTGTCCCATGCGGAGTAGGTGCAGTAACCGTTGCGGCCTGCGGTATTTTCGTGGCGGTGTGTGCCGAAGAAATCGGCGGCAATCTGCGCGGCTTTTGCTCTTGTAATGTTATTCATTTCAACCTCGACCCCTATGGTCTGGTTCATCATTTCTTCAATCTGCTTGGTGGTTTTCTCGTTCATTTTTGTATCCTCCGTTTGCTTTGTTTCCCTTTCTGAGTTGCCCCTCGGTTGGCGGCGTCCGTGCCGCCTTTTGGGGGCAACCTTGCAGCGTCCTTGCTGCGGTAGACACATATTAACTCTAAAACGAGTATATAGCAAGCGGTTTTACCACAATATATTGAACGAAATACACACGCAGAAATTGTGTATATCAGCCATGGATTTTGCGAACTACATCAACACCGAGAACAGCATTCAGCCCGGAGCCGTTATCCCAGCGGACGAGCAAATTTCCTGCGTCATCGACCCCTCGAACCGTGCCGCGAGTACCTGTCGGCGGCGCCTGGAAATCGTCCATTGAAACCAGTTCCACACGGCAGCCGACAGGGTATTCTCTGCGGTACTGTTCGATTGTTGCTTTACTCGGAAACTTCATTTGCAGCACCTCCATTCCTGAAAGCCGATGAGCCTGTGAGATTTCTCAGCAGAATCTTCCGCTCTTCTTTGTACTCCGAACCGATGAACCCCAGCCGCAGGAGAAAGCAGCGGAATGCGTACTTGTCGTTGTCGGTTTCCTTTTCTTTAGCCGTAACTCGCTTTGCATTTGCGGCGAGTTCGCAGAGCGCCGAAATGAAATGCGTGTACGCTTTGCACTCGTCAGCGCCGCAGTCTGCGAACCAGGGAAACCTCACCGTGCTGTCCGTGACCTCAATCTGCAGGCTGTCCACCGCTAAGGCTCTGCGGATAAGTCTGCCTTTTGCGTCAAGCAGCTTGGTGAGGTTTCCGACTGCTGTGCTTTCAAGCGGAGCTTCCACCGTAACCCCCACAGGTTCGCCGTGTACGGCGTTGTCGGCGGCTGCGGATAATTCTTCGCTTGTGAGTTCCTGCGCCGTATTTGCGGCAGTGTCGGCAGTAAAACCACGCTCCGAAAGGAACTCAAGCAGTTTCTCGATTTCCTCGCTGTCGGCTCTGTCGTCAAATTCAAGATTTCCCTCACGGGTCACCGTGAAATAGTCGATTCGGTAAGCGTAGGTCGGGGTTCTCATGTAAACTGCGTCCGCTCCCGTGAACTCGCTGATTGCCTTTACAAGCGGTTTCCTGTCCTGTGCGTTGTAGTAAATTGTCATGGCATTTGCCCTCCTTTGCGTACATATTAACTCTGAAAGGCACATGTATCAAGCCGTATTACTACACAATATTTTCGGGAGTTAGCTGTGTACAGTACACAATCCCCGAAAGCACAAAGTAAACACACGGCAGAACAACACCATTTCCCCACAGCTTGTACTCGGCAGAGTCGCTGTGGGGATTTTTCAGCCATGTACGGATCTGCTTTTCGGACTTCGGTTTGACTGCGCTGCCGATGATTTTTCTGTGTGTTTCAAAGACCTCTTTCCAGAACCGTAGTTCTTCATCTGTCGGCTCGTCCGTTCCGAGGTCTGCGCACCACCAGTCGGGAAATCCCTGCAAACGGGCGCACTCGGTTGGAGTAAGCCTGCGGACTATGTACTCGGGAGAATTCACTGTCGGCGGGTCTTTGTAATCGCTTGCCACAAGCGTGTTTGCAAGGTTTTCCTCGGCTTCGGTATGATAGGAATTCTTGCTTGTGCTGTAAACCAACGTTTCCGAGCCACCTCCGTACATTCCGCCTGTGGCTCGGAGCGCTCCGCATTTATCGTTTTCGCTGTACTTTGTGTAGCTGTCCTGCGAAAATGCGACAGCATGGCGGTCGGTAGCATTTAACGTGAATGAAACGTCCTCGTTAATGCCGCTGCCTTGAGGACCGTTTTTATCGGCTCTGCCTATCATTGAACCCTGGACGGCTACGACTGCCACGCCGCCTTGGTTTGAGTCGGGAGAATTACCACCCGTATCTATCGTCCGTGATGTATCTGTTTCATAGCAGTTATGGCGCGCGTTTTTCGTACCGTCAGATGTGAAACGAACATCAAAACAGCGAGTATCTTCCACGACAAACGGCTGATTATTCCCGCCAGTTCCGTAGGTTGACGAAACCGTTGGAGCAATACCGTGCAACTCCGTATAGCGTGTATCCTGCGAGTGATTTTCATAAACAGCTGCAGGAACTGTTCCGGCACGGAGGGTAGGCGAAGTTTCATCTTCATAGCCGATACCTCTCGCTTTTGCCGAGTGTTCCGTGCAGAACCCTGCTGCGGACTCCATCACGCACGGTGGGTGATGAGCTTCGGCTCGGAGTGTGCAAGTTACTTCCTCCGTCACGTCCATTCTGTTGCCACCTTGGTCGTTCAAGCAGACTGCGCCTGTCGTTCCAGAGCCGCTTTCAGTAGCGGCGGCAGTTCTTTGCCACGCTTTGAAGCCCTCTGCAGAATACCCCGACAAGCCTTCGGACTCAAACAGTATTTTTCCGGCGCATTCGCTATCAAAATCTGCGACAAGGTAGATTCGTTTTCTTCTTTGGGGAACTCCCCAGTATTGCGCGTCAAGGACTCTCCATGCGAGGGAGAAACCGTCTGCCAGTATCTCTCCTGCGTTTGTCCATTTCTCACTTCTAGGAACAGAAACGGTTTCGTCCTTGATCCTGCACAGGCTTTCAAGGACTGCTCTGAAGTCCTCGCCCTTGTTAGACGAGAATGCTCCGGGGACATTTTCCCAGACCGCAAATCTCGGATATCTTCCATCAGTCGCACACCTCATTTCTTTTATAATTCTGACCGCCTCATAGAACAGGCTCGACCGCGAACCGTCAAGACCGCTGCGTTTTCCGGCAATGCTCATGTCCTGGCACGGACTGCCAAACGTGATTATATTCACTGGCGGGAGTTCCGCACCGTTCAGCGAGGACACATCTCCGTAGTGTTTCATCTGCGGCAGCCTTTTCGTTGTTATCCGAACAGCGAACGGCTCGATTTCCGAAGCCCACAGCGGAGTAATGCCCGCAAGTATTCCTCCGAGCGGGAAACCGCCGCTGCCGTCAAAAAGGCTGGCGAGCGTGAGTTCATTCTTCATCGGTGACCTCCAGTTCGGAATAAGCAATCGTCTTTCCTTCACGAACCACAGACACATTCTCCGCAGAACCGACCTGCTCAATATACCGCTTCACGATAACATCGCAGAACTTTTCATCAAGCTCAATGGTGTGGCAAATACGGTTCGTCTGCTCACAGGCAATGAGCGTACTGCCCGAGCCGCCGAACGGGTCGAGAACTATACAGTTGCTCATGCTTGAATTCTTTATCGGATAGGCAATAAGCGGAATGGGCTTCATTGTCGGGTGGTCGCCGTTCTTCTTCGGTTTGTCGAACTCCCATATTGTCGTCTGCTTGCGGTCGGAGTACCACTGGTGCTTGCCGTTCTTCTTCCAACCGAAAAGGCACGGCTCATGCTGCCACTGATACGGCGAGCGACCGAGAACAAGCGACTGCTTCTTCCAAATACACGTTCCGGAAAGGTAAAATCCCGCGTCAGCAAATGCCCTGCGGAAGTTAAGTCCCTCTGTATCTGCGTGGAAAACATAGATGCTTGCGTCATTTGCCATAGCTTTCTCCATGCAGGTGAAAGCGTCAAACAGGAACTGATAGAACTTCTCACTTTCGAGATTGTCGTTCTTGATTTTCCCCGCTGAACCCTCATAATTCACATTGTACGGCGGGTCGGTAACCACAAGATTTGCCTGTTTACCATTCATGAGAACTTCGTAGGTTTCCAGCTTGGTGCTATCGCCGCAGACAAGTCTGTGATTTCCGAGCAGCCAGAGGTCGCCCGTTTTTGTTGTGCAAGGTTTTTCCAATTCACCATCAACATCGAAATCATCGTCTTTGGTGTCGGAGTCATCATCAAAGAACGCAGCAAGTTCCTTTTCATCAAAACCCGTCAGACCGAGGTCGAAGTCATCCGCCTGCAAGGCTTCGATTTCAACTTTCAGCATTTCCTCGTCCCAGCCTGCATCAAGAGCCATTCGGTTGTCTGCGATTATGTACGCTTTCTTCTGAGCAGGTGTGAGGTAATCAACAAATACGCAAGGCACTTCGGAGATGTTCTCGGCTTTCGCAGCAAGTATTCTTCCGTGGCCTGCGATGACGTTGAAATCCCTGTCGATGATAACGGGATTGATAAAGCCGAACTCACGCAGCGAGGAACGCAGCTTGTTCAACTGTTCCGGCGAGTGCGTCCGGGCATTGTTGACATACGGTATCAGCTTGTCTATCGGGACAAGCTGCATTTCACTGGTCGTGTTCATCTGACGTTCCTCCTTTTCAGAACCTTGTGCAGACCTTTTCGGGCGTCCGCAATATTGCCTTTAACAGCCTGTCCTTTTATGGTTTTGTATTGCTGAACTGTAAGATTCGGACGGTTGCCTTTGAGTTCTCTGAAAAATTCGATGGTGTCCTTTGACATAGCGTTATCCTTTCCTTGAACGAAGCAGACGTTCCATAGCGTCGTTCAGATCATCACCGACAGGCTCGGTGCAGTTCTCCTTGACTATTCCGTAAATTTCATACCAGATGAGATTAGCATTTTTCTGAAACTGCTGCGACATCTGCACGAACGGCGAAGCAATAACGCCGCCTGTGGTCGGATGCTTGCCGAGCAGACCGTAAGTGCTGATTGCTTCCTCGCACTGAATGTATCTTGCGTATGCCTGCGCATAGGCTTCGATGAGCCGCTTGTTTACGAGGTTCTCGCAATTACGCTGTTTAAGCCACAGCCAGGTTTCACGGTATATATCGTCAGCGCCAAGCGGAACACCGTTCTTTTGCCGAGCCGACAGATAGTCGCTTGGCTTCGGAATATCCGTGCCGTTCAGCACAGCGCCCTCCGGCAGGTTAACCGCTTCAAGTTCGGCTGTATCGAGCGCAGGTATGTCGTTGCTTATGATTTTCACCGGAAGCCCTTTCTGCTTTTTCTCTGCGGCAGGAGCGGGTTTATCTCCGGCGCGTACCCGTCTGCCGCCTCTGTTTGTGCCGTCCTTTGCCATGATTTTTCACCTCCACAGGACAAGAAAAAAAGACGGTTCGCGCCGTCCGAAAATGATTTGTGGTTTAATACCCCGTTTGAACCCCGATTTTTGCGCACGAAGCCCCAGGCCGCTGTCCGAGGTAAAGGTCGCAGAGATTCTGATCGCCCTAGCTGACGGCTTCCGTCCTACCGGTCGCCGAGGTCGTGGTGTATTTTCGTGTGGCATGACTGACACAGCGACATCAGGTTGCTGAAATCATTACTGCCGCCGCGCGACACGGGAACGATGTGGTGCACCTCCTCAACAGGAGTGAGCCGACCCTCTTTCAGACACATCTCGCACAGCGGATGAGCCGCAACGTACCGTTTTCGTATCTCACGCCACGCTCTGCCGTACTTCTTGTTGCTTTCAGCAGGGCGGATCAATTTGTTGTAGCGGCGGTTCATTAGCTTTGAGTGTTCCTCGCAGTACTGTCCGTCACATCTGTTGAGACATCCGGGGTAGGAACATGGACGCTGTGGTCGTCTGGGCATGGGGTTCATCTCCTTGAATCGAACGATTTATTCTTCTTTTATTTGAAAATCGTGCGATATTATCACGAATTTTTCGTACAGACACACAGGAAGCCTTGCGGGTTCATTAACCTACAAGGCTTTCTCTGTATTCTTTGCTGATTATATCATACCACAAAGGGGCTACTGTAAAATAGTTGATTTTACTGTAAAGTTTCCGGAACAGTCACCTCACGCAGCGCCTTGTGGTGCATTTTGTAGATGTTGTCAATGCCGTAACCCATCTGCACGGCAATCTGCTCCCAGGTCTTGAAACACAGATAACGCAGTTCAAGTAACGTCTGATATTCGAGATTTGAAACACTGCGAATCACTCCGGCAATCTCCTTTTTGAGGTCAACCAGGCTATCTATGTCAGCGTTTATCTCGCTCTCCATATCCACGATTTTGATTATGACGTCCTCCATGCGGTGAATATTGCGGGTGGTGTTGCCGGGCATATCGCTGAAAACCGTGGTAGCTTTCTGCGCAAGCAGGTTCAGCGAAGCTATCTGCTCCATCTTGCTGTTGATACGCTGATCTATTCTGTATGCCTGTCCGAGATATTCCTTTGCCGTCATGCCGAAACCTCCTCTTTTAGCTTTTTCAGAAGCAATTCTCCGTTCAAATCAGAAAGTATCGAAAACCAGTTTGAACGGAAGAATTTCTCTATACTCCGCTTGTCGTGCAGTGCCGATTTATCGTCCGGTGTATATCGCAGACGCTCCACGGCATCACGATAATCCTTGACCGCTTGTACGATTATGGCATTTGCCAGTTCCTTGTATGGGTTCATTTATGTACCTCCGCTTTCACTGCGGTGATAAGAGCCGCCTGCGTTGTGTCCTTGGTTTTCAGGGCTTTCATAATCTGCTCGTCGATAGTGCCTTTTACGATTATGTGCTGAATGACCACGGTATCCGCAGTCTGACCCTGCCGCCACAAGCGGGCGTTTGTCTGCTGATACAGTTCAAGGCTCCATGTTAGTCCGAACCACACCAGGGTCGAACCGCCGCTTTGCAGGTTCAATCCGTGTCCGGCTGACGCAGGGTGGATAAGCGCAACCGGGATTTTTCCGCTGTTCCAGTCGGAAATGTCATCGCTTGACTTAATCTCTCGAACATCAAATTGCTTTCGGATTCGCTCCAAATCGTGCTTGAACCAGTAAGCCACAAGCAGCGGTTTGCCGTTCATACTCTCGATTATATCTTCCAAAGCGTCAAGCTTTCGGTCGTGTATCTCAATCACACTTTCATCATCGGAATAAACTGCTCCATTAGCCATCTGCGACAGCTTATTTGAAAGGGACGCAGCATTAGCCGCAGTCACTTCGTTATCTTCAGTGGAGAAAATGAGGTCTTTCTTCAAACGGTCGTATTTCTCCTTTTCATTTTCGGAAAGCTGAACCGTGTATTCCGAACTTATGAGTTCGGGCATTTTAAGGTGGTCTGCGGCTTTCATCGAAATCGTGATGTCGGAGATTTTGTCATATATCTGCCGCTCGGCGTTCGGAAGCGGCTTGTAGCTGTAAATCACCATTCCGTTACGCTTGTCCGGCTGAAAATAGGCGTTTCGGTACTGCCCGATAAGCCTTCCAAGCCGCTCACCCATATCCAACAGCTTGAACTCCGCGAACAAGTCCATCAAGCCGTTACTAGCGGGAGTTCCCGTAAGTCCGACTATCCGTTTCATTTTCGGTCTGACTTTCATGAAAGCCCTGAACCGTTTTGACTGATGATTTTTGAATGAACTCAACTCGTCAATGACCGCCATATCGAAATCAAATATCAGACCGCTTTCCTCGACAAGCCACTGCACATTCTCACGGTTAATGATGTAGATATCTGCGGGAATGCAAAGCGCTGAAATCCTCTCTTGAGCCGTTCCGGTAACCACGCTGTAACGTAGATTTTTCAAATGCTCCCACTTTTCGATTTCAGCCGACCAGGTATCACGAGCCACACGAAGTGGTGCTACCACCAAGACTTTATGTATTTCAAAGCTGTCAAAAAGCAGGTCGTTTATTGCTGTCAGAGTAATGCTCGTCTTGCCAAGTCCCATATCCAGCAGAAGCGCTGAAATGGGGTGGGTGATTATGAACTCGGCGGCATACCGCTGATAATCATGTGGACTGTATTTCATCAAGTATCGCTCCTATCTGCTCAACGCTGTCAATGATGTACACACGGAAGCCAAGTCCCATCAATGCTTTGTGCCTTGCGATTTGCAGGGGACGTGGCTTTTTGCCGGGAGCTTTCAGTTCGGCGAATGCGATTTTACCACCCGGAAGAATTATCAGCCTGTCCGGCATTCCATCAAAATTTGGTGACACGAATTTCAGACACATACCGCCGATTTTTCTGACCGCCTGCACCAGCTTCTGTTCTATCTGTTTCTCACGCATTTTTTGCTCCTTGTTCTTCAATGGTGCAGGTCGGTGAACCTCATTTCATAAAACCCTCTATAAGGTGTTTTTTGTCATTAAAACTGCCCTAAAGGGGATTTTATACTAAGACCTTCACCGACCTGCACCTTTTTGTTCTCAAGCTTCCAGAAAGTCCGATTTTAAGCGGATTCCATAAACCATAATGCCCGTTTTGGTTTTTCGCTTTTCAAATCCTGCGGTATCAAGTCCGGTATAGAAATCCGTGGAGCTTCTCGTGTATTCTCCTGTCCTCGCACAGTATGCACGGTACTCCTGGTAAAGCTCGCCGGACTTCTGCGTATATGATGGGTCAACCTCGCAGCAGTCATCAATGAACATGGAAAGCCAGTCGTTATTTTCCCGATAGTGAGATATTGCTTCACTCACGCACTGCGGAATTTTCAGCTTGAAATTGCATTCAATCACCTTTTTGGCTCCATCGATAATCCAAGAAAGCACAGCACCGCCTGCTTTTTCTGCAAGGTAATCCGCATAATTTTTGATGTCGGAGTTGCCCTCAATTTTGGCATTGAACGGTATGACGATAAGCCTGCGCCATGTACCCTCGTCATTTGCTCCGACTCTCGGGAGATGATTTGTGTACAGCACAAGCGTGTGCGTGGGAGTATATCTGAATGGATCGCGATACTTCTTTTCAGCGGAAACCTCGTCAGTCGAACACAGCTGCTTTACCACCGAGGTGTTAAGCCGCATACCCTCTTCCAGTTCTGCGGCTATGACCAACCGTTTTCCCTTTAGTTCAGCCATTTCAGGCTTGACATTTCGCTTACAGCCAACCGTGAGGGCGTCGGCGGATATACTGCCGCTGTACGAACCGAGAACCCTCGCTATTGTGTTCCAAAACGTACTCTTACCGTTGCGACCCTCACCGTAGGAAATAATCAGCGCTTCCATGTAGACCTTGCCTATTGCCGCTAAACCAACTATCTGCTGAACATACTCGATAAGTTCGTCATCGCCGCAGAAAAAGCTGTTCACGGCTTCAAGCCAAATGTCCATGGCCTCATTATTGGGAGATACAGCAGTCACCTTGGTTATGAGGTCATATGCAGAGTGCTCCGAGCTTGTCCCGGTTCGCAAATCGTATGTAGCTGCGGGGGTATTCAGAAGAAATTCCTGCGAATCAAAATCCTTTATATCCCGCAGCAACATCGGCTTTGCCGCTTGCAATGCAGAAGTGATATACTTCATATCCCTGCGTTTCATGACGAAAGACTTATACACAAGCGCCGCCATGTACTCTGCAAAGGCGTTTTCGCTTTTCTCATCGATTGACTTTTCAAGTGCCTTGCCGCCTGTCATTACAGTTTCCTTGTCAATGCCAGATTTAATGAGAGCCTGCTGTGCCTTTTCCAAAGCGGTTTTAGCTTCATTAAGCTGTTTATCGAGGAAGTCCTCGCAGACTCCGACAGCAAGCTGCTTTGACTCCGCCCAGCGGATCCCATCATAACGCATATAATCCGTTGCATCGGTAAATACAAGTTCGCCGCCGTATTCACAAGCGAGGACTTTAGCCTGTCCGATATCCGAGTAATCTTCGGGTTTCAGATTAAATCCCGAATTATACTTCTCGGGAGGAATATATCCGTCCTGCTTGGACACCTTTTTGCCAAACTTCACGGCGCTGTTCCATATTGTCTGAAGCTCCGAATCGTCAAGCGGCGGGTCGCATTTTTCGGCCTGTTTAAGAAACTGCTGATATGCTTCATCTGTATTTCCGAGCCGCTTAATTATCCGCCCAGCATAGTGCGACATCGTGCTGTTGCGGCTGCCCTCGGGTACGGTACGGCTGTCATTATCCCACTGTTCAAAATCCGCATTATCAAGGAAATCCACGATTGACATATCACCGTTGAATACCTCAACCTGCGGATTGGGAACACCGAAAAGCAGTCTTGCACTATCGAGAGCGTTCTTGTCGAAATACGGAAACTCAGCCGCAATGCGCTTTTTCAAGGCTGTGTATTCTGCACTGTCCGTAATCGACGGGATAGGAAAGTACACATGAAACCTTGAGCGAGGCGATTTGCTGCTCTTCGGAAGCATATTATTACGGCTATAAACTACTACAAACTCTACTCCCGGAAAAGCCATAGCCACCTCAAGCGGAGTTACCCAGTCGCTTGGATCATCGGAGTGATCGTTGTCGCAGTCCATTGGGATATTATCGGAAGAAAGAAAGTCATAATTATTACGACGAGAATTTCTGAATTCTGCGCACACATGATCGTAGGCAACAGCCGCTCTCATATCATCTGCATTGCTGATTACAAGTCTGTTCGGATACAAACTGTTCTGCGGATTTCCGATGCAGTTTGCTGTATAGAGTGTAAATTTCATCGTTTGACCTCCTCAAGCTTTCCGGTAAAATAGCGAATATTCTTCTGCCAGCGCTTCGCTAATTTTATTTCGCGCTCCATGCCCTCTGTGATAACATCGCCGAACACCCACATCTCACTGCATTTACCGAGCAGGACATAATTTATCGTGTGAGTTGCGAGATACCGCTCCGCGGGGTCATTATCATTCATAAACTGCGGATAGAGCAAATGCGGCGCAATCGGAATAGTACGGTTTTCCAACGCAAAACGGCAATAGCGTCTTGCGTTACATACATTCTCTTCAACATTTCCAGAATAAGGACTGCATATATAAACAACAGGTCTAAACCCATCGCCGCCCGGAGCGGCTGCCCTGAGAGCAGCCTCCTCCTGGGTCAGTATGCTGGTTAGTGCTGCATACGGCGTTGGATCATAATAGCGTTCAGAATTGTAAATGTCAATCTTCAACGCTGACCTCCCGTTCCATAATTGGCAGTATGCCATTCTCTTTGAGAAGTCCGTAAATAAACAGTCGGCCCTGCTGTGTCCAATAGGTGTGTACCCTGGTATGAACAGTTCCATCATTACCAGGATAACTATGAGTCTTTGTGCTGGTGTACCCTTTTTCGGCGTACTTCTGATAAAGCAGCCAGATTTTATTACCCTGCTTAAACTGAACACCCTTTTCGTAAAGATAACGGTTCATTCGATTTGCACTCCAGCCGTAATCCTTTGCGATAGTTGAAATTGCGACAAGATCCTTGCAGTTAAGTACGACATCGTAGTACGACGCCTTGGGCTTCATCTCGGAAATCTGCTGATTCTGCACAGCTACCGTATGCTCAAGCAGTTCTCTATGTTCACGCTCTGCTTTCAGTTCAGTAAGGGCGGCTATCAGCATATCCGGATTTTCAAGAAGCTCGTCCACAGCGTATACACCGTGCTTACGGATTGTCGGGAGTACCTCATTTGTTACCCAGCGCTTAAACTTTCTCGCATTCGGGAGCTTGCTGGAAAGAACTAAGCTGTACATACCGCTTTCGTTGATAACAGTTAAGCCTCGATTCGGAATTTCAAAGGTCGTATTTTCCGACCTTTGAATTACACGCTTGTCCTCCTCATCGACATGAACTGAAATAGCGTCCTTGGTATTACTGTAACCTAGAATTTCAGCTACGTCCTTTCCAACGAAATAAGGTATGCCATCTAAGGAAAGAGTACGCACAGAGCCAAATTCCGGATTCTCATAAATCTTCATGTCACACATAAAAATGACCTCCTAATAAAAATCTTGAGGTTACCCTCTGCCTAATAGCCATGACGAACTGCCGGATTGGACAGTTCACCAGACTTTTGCGCATTTCTTTTTTGCACGCTGAAGGCGCTTGTAGACTGTATCCCTATGTACCTCTATTTCAGCAGCGTATTCTTCGGGAGTGTTGCCGTCGAGAATGACTGCGATAATGACATCTGCGTATTCGGGTTTCAACAGAGAACGCAATTTCTGACACACCTCTTCGTAATTTTCCTTGCGTTCACGCCGCTCCTCGTAGGAATAATCGGGAATAAGGTCGAGCCCATCGCTGTTATCTGCCTCTTCATCGTCTTTTCTAAACGTTCTTTTAGGTTCACCTCGATGCCTGTCCAACTTATGCCAGCTATTGTATTCCGGTTTATTGTATATCTCCTCAACCTTATCCTGAATAAGCTGTTCCTTTTCCTCCTGCGTAATGTTCGCCCCAGCCTCAAGTGATAGGCTGACCCACATTTTCTCGGCATCGACTTCAAGAGTCTGATAGGTGTTGTCGTAACGCATTTTGATTTTCATGATTTACCTCCTGTGCCGGAGGGCAATCATGGCAGAATATAAAAAGGTCTGCGTTTAAGACACACGCAGACCCGCAAAGCCAAAAAGAGCGCAGCAAGGTAAGGGTATCTCGTCGCAGGTCGTTCGACCGTCTTTATCACGGTGAACTGACCTATAAAGATATCCTGCCAAGATTGCGCACTCCGGCATGATTCGATATTTGTAGGCTCTACGAAACTTTCCGATTGAGCCGTTTATCCGAATTTTACATCAGATAAAAGATATATTATAAATCGCAGCGGACTGCAATTTACTGCAAAAAATATAGTAAGTCAAGGCTGACTGCAAAAAACTGCAGATTTTTATTGTAAAGATAAGAAATTTATAGTTTACAAAAATCCATAGTGTAATCCGCTTTGTTCTATAAACGTCTTTTTTCACATTTTTAAAACTTGTATTCATCGGTCTGACATTTTTAGGTTCCACCACTTTGCATTTACAAGATTTTCAGCAATATCAAACTTTTCTTTTGTGTTTGCAAAATAATATGGACTTTTGCGAAGATTTGTGGTATAATATATGTAAAAAAATCTTGAGCTTCAGTTCTAACTGTGCGAAGCTTTCTTACTCTTCTATTATAGAAGAATTCAGCCCAAAAGTATTTAGTGAGAATTTCGAGTGAAATTAGAGTAAAATTCAAGATAGAAAGGAAAGTTACAATGACTGAACTTTGTTTTGCTGAATTTGTTAGATGCCTTCAAAGTGCTATGCAGCCCCCAAATGATGACAAAGACATTGTTGAACTTTTATTAGGTTGGATCACTGAAAAGGCAAGTGTTGTTGACAGAAAAGGCAATTCTATAAATATTGCGCCATCACTAATCAGTGACCTTCTTAAGCGAAAAGTAGATGTTCCTAAGGCAATAAAGAATGCCTGCACCACAAAGCAAATCATCGCTGATGCTCAGAAACACTGTGAAACAAAGATAATCCCTTATATGAATGCAATCACCAGCGATGATATGTTTGAAGCAATGCGAAGAGCGATTGACTCAGATGACGTGATTGCTGCAAAAAAGAAAAAGGAACTATTAGCTCTTCTCGACTCAGGCAAAGAGTCCGAGTTCCTTGGTAATTTACTTTTGTATGTAATAAATCGCGAAAACCGTTTGTCTGATATGCCGCTCGTCAGTGACGATATTCCGTTATTAGCTGAATCAAATTATGAATGTCCTATTTGTCATCAACCGCTTATAAAATATGTAAAGAATACACCAGTAAAGAAATATAAAGTCGTAAACATTTACCCAGACAATTTTTCTGAAAGTAATTCAGAATTTTCTTTGATAAAAAAGCCCCAAAAAGTCGATGCTCCCAGTAATAAAATTGCTTTATGCTGCGATCACGCTGAAGAGTACGCTACTGAACCAACTGTTGAAGATTATACAAAGGCCACACCGCACAAAGTCCACAAATTAGAAATTAAGCACGATTAGTAAACAAACCGCACGATTAGTAAACAAACCGGTTGCATAGCAAAACAAAAAATGGTATAATAAAAGTATGAATAAGCAGATAAGTTTATCGAACCTGGAGGACGAACTGTCAC